ATTCCCTTAACCCGATATAAAAAGCGTATCAGGTGTCCGGTATCCGGTCGCATATTTACGCACCGCTACAACCTAAGTAAATAAAGGGGTGTAGAGATTCTTTAGAAAATATTCCTAGTCCCGGCCTAGAACTCGGGCTATCTCGTCCCAGTCTTCGGGCTTCCAGAGGTAGACCTCTTCGCCTATCTCCGCGAGTTCCGCGAGTACGACCTCCTGCGCGTCAGAGACACGACCTCCCTTCGCGCGCTTCAGTTCCGCGAAGACGAGACGCTTATCGGAGACGCGGTACATCGTTAAGTCTGGCCAGCCCGACATAGTCGCGCGTCGCGAGTCCGGGACGGAGTAGACCTTCCAGCCGTTGTAGCGCGCGAGCGTAAGCACTCGTGCTTGGAACTCCGACTCGAGTTCGTCTCGGTCGACTTCCTTCTTCGTTAGGAACTTCTTCGTTACGCGCCTCTTGCGAGCCATAGTTACAGTCTGCCACGATTCGCTCTAAACGCGCGTCGAAGTTCTCGAGCGGTCTCTGCGGCTTCCGCGTCGTCCCAAGAGTGAAGAACGAATCCGGTATCGCCAGCCCATTTAGGGTGCGTCGTTATATACGAGTGGCAAGGACGGCAAAGAGCAAGGCAGTTGTCCGGGTCGGTGATACTTCCTCCTCGACCGCGCGTAAGTATCTCGTGAACGTCGGTTGCGACTCTCGAGCAGATGTTCTCTATTCCTGCTTCGCAAAGTTCGGAGCGCGTTAGAACTATCTCGCGTGTCGTCTTACGTCCTTCGAGTTCCGCGAGCCTCTTCTTAGATATTGGATTTACTCGGGAGCGTCGCATAGGTCATCCGGGATATTTGCCGAAGGCCATTCTCCGGTCTTCGAGAAGTGTAGTGTCGCAACTGCGGTACACCGAACGCAAAAGTGAGGGTTGTCTTCCCAATACGCCTCGATTCGTTTAATCGACCAGACTCCGCAACGGTCGCACGTTCCCGGGAGGAGCGTCTGAATCTCCTCGAAGTGGTCGTGTATGTCGTCGAGAATCGAATCCTTAATCCTCGGAACGACTCGTAGTTCGCCGGTCGACCTCTTCGAGTAGATAGAGAAGTCGCCAACCTGTAACCGAATCAGTAATCGAACGAGCGACGGAACCGGAACGTCGGGAGAGTCCGGCTGTGTCGGGAAGTTCGAGGTAGGCACTCACATATGTTAACGACGAGTACGGAGCGACTTCCTTATGTCCTGAATCTTCTCCGCGAGGAACTCGTCCGTAACTGAAATGTGAGATTCGTCTTTTTTAATATAAGGGTTACTTATGATTAGGGGTACGTACGTGTCCTCCTTTACGGTCTTAGATGTCCTCCTATAACTGCTAGATGTCCTCCTATCCGGAGCCGCAGGAGGGACGAATCCCTCGGCCGGAGCGAGGAATCGGTAGACCGTACAGCGTCCCTTACCGGCAGGTCGAGTGACCTCGATAACGTGACGCTCCCGGAGTTCGCGTAGGCAACGTCGGACGTGACGCTCCGTAAGCCCGGTCTTATCCGCGAGGTAAGCCTGACTCGGACGAGCCTCTTCTCCGTCGTCGTGCGCGTGGTCGGCAAGTGCTATCGCGACGTACTTCACCGTAGGCGGTAGGTCGAGTTTCCAGACGTAGGTCTGTACGTAAATACTCATTGTTAGTTCTCATCTGTTCCTCCTAAGTCGGCTTGTTCGCGTCGAATATTCTTCCGTTCGCGCGCGGTCGTGCCAGCCCAGAATCCGTAGTTCTCGTTCTTAATCGCGTACTCGAGACAAGCCTCGTTAACCGGGCAAGACTCGCATAGCCCTCGAATCCTATCGGGGATAGGAGTTCGGTCTTCCTCTTCGTGCGAATAGAAGTCCCTTACGTCTTCACCTCGGCAAAGCGCAAGGGACTTCCACTCGTCCATTACTTCTTCGCGCGCCGTTGCGCCCGGTTAGGAGCCGGGGTCTCTGACTTCGCGAGAGCCTCTAAGTCCTTCAGCATTAACTCCATAATGAAGTACGCGTCTAGAAGAGCGACCTGAAGGAGTTCGTGCTTAGAGAGCGCGCCTAACGTCGTCGCCTTCTTGCCGCCGAAGAAGTCCTTAGCCTCCTCCTGCGTAATCGGCGCGTCCGCTCCTCGACGCTCTAGAAGTACCTCGAGAGCCTTCTCTACGCGCTCTCCGTAGACGTTCGCTGGCATTAGAAGGCTTCCTCCGGAGCGTCGTAACGAGGACGTGCGTTCCCGGTCGAACGACCTTCGGGCTTCGCATTCTTCGAGACGACGGTCGACGCGTAAGCGAGGGAGGGAGCAATCTCGTCAGCGATAATCTCAATGACCGACTTCTTCTCTCCGGCTTCGGTAGTCCAGTCGCGCTGTTCGAGTCGTCCGATAACTACGACGCGGTCTCCCTGCTTAAGTGAGTTCGCCGCATTCTCCGCGAGCGCGCCATAACCGACGACTGTAAAGAACGACGTGCGCTCTTCCCACTCTTGCGTCTGACGATTCTGCCAGCGACGGTTAACCGCTAGTCCGATTCGTACGGAGGTTCCTCCGTTGTTCAGGAACTTTAACTCCGGGTCTCGGGTTAAGTTTCCAACTTCTGAAATGTGATTAGTCATCATTCCCCTTCTTTATTGTTTAGGTACAGCATTACGGCCTTACGAACTAAGGCTTGTCGCGTCACGCCTTCCGAACGTGCCGCATATGTTAAGTCGTCGATTATCTCGACCGGAAGAACTACTTCGACAATGTCGTTACTCATTCGGCACCGTCTTCGACGCGGCAATAAGAGCCTTAACTCTCGCTACCTCTTCGACTGTTAACTCCTCGAGCGTCCCGATGTCTTCGCGACCGCAAGCGAACTGTACGAACGCCTTACGCTCGTTAGCGTCTGCCGAGACGGTTAGGAGTTCCTGCTTAAGTTCCGCTACGTCCTGACGGAGATTCGCGGTACGAGAGACCTTCGTCATCTCTTCTCGAGACGGACGCTTGCCCTTCGTAGCCCACGTTCCATTCGCGAGCGCACGACCGAGAGACGAGGTCTCGCAGTTCTCCGCCGCACTTGCGAAGTTAACCTTCTTCGGATTCGAGTCGACGCGCTCTTCCGCGTACCCGGTAGCCATAGGGTTAACGTCGTCCGCGTTTCGGAAGATTGCGGCCTTAAAGATGAACCGCGTCTCGTCGTGGTAGACGAGTTCAGTCGCGACTCTTCCGTTCGGGAACTCCTCCCAGAATCGACGTAGACGGTCTTCTACCGGCTCGTAATCGTTGATGTTGAATCCCATTATTTGCTCCTCTGTTTAGTAATGCGAAGTTCTTCGCACCACTCCATTACTGCCGTACGTCCGACGCTCGTTCCGGATTCCGACAACTTCGTCGCAATCGTTCGGTAGGAGAGATTCTCCTTACGAGCCTTCCGCAGGTAGTCCTTTAACTGTCCTTTAAGTTCGAGATTCTTTAACTCGAATAGATGTGACGGCATTAGTTCGCTCCCTTGTCGTTAAGACCATACACCGGACTTAATCCGGGAGTCAATAGTTTAAGCACCGAGAACCTCGTCTCGGGACTTCTCTTCGGTCATTAGGACGTTCTGGTAGTCGATAGCCCACGCCTCGAAGTCCGCGCGCGCTTCCGCGTAGGACTCGTAGGAGTACGAGAAGACCTGCTCGGGCTTCCCACTTTCGGTCGAGAAGTAGAAGGCCTTTACTCCGTCCTCGTACTCGTTAATCCCGGCCGATAGGACGACCTTCGAGCCGGGGTTCGTCGCGAGTCCGATATGGAACGCTACGTTAAGCGTCCCCACCTTTACCGTCGTCTTGCCCGGCTCTGTCCACTTAATCTCTGTCTTCATTCTGTTACCTCCAATACCGGACTTCCGTCCGTCTCGCTGTCTGCGACTTTAGAGCGCGGTTGTAACACCGTCTCCTCCTCCGGATACTCGAAGTTCGCGATGAACTCGAGTACCCGGCTACGAATCTCCTCGACGCCCTTAAGGATGTCGTCGAGGTTGTTTAGTTCGTTCGCGGTCATTAGTTCCTCCCGGTCACTTTGAGGTACAGACCGTTCTCGGAGACCTCGCAGACGAACCCGGCCTTCTCTAAGCAGGAGAGGTATAACTGAACCATCCACTTAACCTTCTCGCTGTCGTCTACGACGAAGTTCCACGTATTATGCGTAACGGTGACGACGTTGCCGTACTCCGTAACCCTGTACCCGGCACTCCACTTACGGTATCCGCGTACTCCGGTGGTCATCTGCTCCGACCGCTCGAATCCGCGAACCTTGCGGAACGTTGCCTGAACCGCTTGGCGCGTTGCCAACTTGGTAGTAGTGGTAGCCATTAGTTACGACCTCCCTTCGCGGTCTCGAGGTCGCGCTTCAGTTCCGCAATATGAGCCTCGGTCTGTGCGACGCTCTCCTTAACGGACTCGGTGAACTGCGCTTGGTACTTCTCTAACTTCTTAGCCATAAACGACTTAAAGGCAACCTCGTCTGAACCGAACTCGACGAAGACGCGCTCGTCGTTCTCCCAAGTCTCGGTCGCATAGTTATTCGTAACGGTGCCGTCTTCCGAGACGGTTACGTATACCTCTCCCTGAACGTACGCTCCGTAAGGACGACCAAAGTTGCCGTCAACCGTTCCGAACCAGAGGTTAAGTCGAGTTGCTCCGCCGTGACGACCGCCGGAGTAGGTTCCGTCGGATAGCCAGAGGTGCTTACCGTTCTCGAGGTAGTCGAGACGAAGGTCGAGCGAACGCTGTGCGGTCGCGATTCTTCCCTCGAGAACTCCGACGCGGTGTTCTACTTCGCACTCCTCGCAGTTGTACGAGTCCGCAAACTGCTTCGCGTCTGCGAGAAGAGTCTCGTACTGGTAGGTCTCTTGGTGGTCTTCGTTCTGGCAAGTGACAAACCATCCGGCCTTGCGGTCGAGGTGGCGTACGTCCCAGATGTTCCAGCCGTTAATACGAGCCTTCGGTGTAGCGATTGCTAATACTTCGTTGTATACGTTTACTGCGTTCATCTTCGACCTCCTAAGTCGTTATCGAGTCCCTTAACTCGATATGAATACAGTAGCACTAAGTCCGCCGGACGGCCACTTATTTCAGGTATTTATTTAACCCCTCTCATCAGGGAAAACGCAAAGTTTCTAAAAGATTCTCCGTAAAAAAGAAGAACCCCGAGGCCGTCTTTAGGAGCCTCGGAGTTCTTCCCGATTGGAGGTGTAGCAGATGAAAGGCTACGCAGACACTCTACACGTTCGAGAGCGGAGTCGAACGGTAAACGTCGTACAACTGTGCCGGAGTAACGGTGTAGATGTCCGGCCAAGAATAGAACCAGCCTCCGTAACGAAGAGCCTCCGCACCGAGCGCGCTACATATCCACGTGTTGTCGCGACGGAACGAAGGGAACCAGTTCGGAGTAAGTATGTCGAAGAAGACAGAGACGATAGAGAACCAGCCGTACTTGTAACCGACTTGCTTCTTCGCGAACGTGACGACCTTCTTCGGGTCGACTCCTCGCGGAGGACGACGAGTAATAAAGAGACCGACCGACGTTATCGGCTTGTCGTTACTTATCCCTCGAGGCTCCGCTTGTATGACGTACGGAACTCCGTTACGAATCTCCGAGACGATGGCGACGTGATTGAACTGACTACCGCGCTTCCAGCGAAGAGTCTCTCCGAATCGAATCGCTCGTCCCATTACTCCGTTTGAGTGTGCGAAGACTATGTCTCCCGGTCGAACGTTCTTCGAGTACGAGTTACTTAACTTGACCTTCGGTTGCGGTTGCGGCCGGAGTGGGAACTTCCACCGGAGTCGCTGTAGGTGTCGCATTAGTAGCCTTTACTGGTAGCGCGCCGAGTAGCCAAGAGAACTTAGGGTACTTAGCCTCGAGTAAACGAATCGCGGAGTAGTACGCGGTCGTCGCGATAGGGAAGACGATAGCGGTCTCCGAAGGAGTTAGGTGCGCACTTAACTTCGTAACGTAGGAGGTGACGGCTCCGATTACGGCCGGAGTAGCGGTACGAATAATGTTACGTAGTGTGTCGTTCATACACATATGATACACACTTAAAACGAGTAAGTCCCGGACTCATCTCTCGACGATTCCGGGACTCAACGCGCTATAAGTTTCGAGTGGCAATCTCGGGCAGTTTGCCCTTGACCTAGCACTAGAGATTCTTAGACTATCAGCAGGTCAGTCCATCCTCGGGTTCCGACTCCGGAGCCTACGAGGACGGTAACCATACCGGCAGGGGAAGAGGAGCCAGAGGTCGAGGTGAACCACTTCGAGCCTCCGTCCATAGCCGGGACTTGTACGACCGTTCGGCCGGTTCCCTCGGACACAACGAAGTGATGAAAGTGGCCGGAGAAGAGAATCTCCGCGTCCGCGACTCCGGTTCTTCCGAGAGCCTGACCCTTCCACCAGCCTTCTAACTTCGCTTGCGAGTTCGTCCCGGAGCGGAGTTGATGTCCGTGTATGAACCCGACCGGGATTCCTCCGAGGTCGAGAGTCATCGAGAGGTCGTCCGCGTTAAGCGCGTTAAGCGGAATCGAGACGTTCGCGTAACGCTCCGGGTTAACCGAGATAATGTCCGAGACCGCCTCGAACGCCGCATAGTCGCGGTTATCGAGCCAGTCGGTAAAGGCCTTACCTCCGCGACGATTCTCTCCGTGATTACCCGGGACTCCCATAGCGACGATTCGCTCCGCGCCAGCGTCGACGAACGCGTCGATAGCGGAGAGGATTAGTCGACGAGCGAGCCGGTCTTGCTCCCTATCCGATAGGTCTGCTTGGAACGTCTGTTGCGCGTAGAAGTCGGCACAGCCCTCAACTAAGTCACCGAGTCCGATTAGGTAGACGACCGAGGCCTTGCCCTCCTTACGAAGTTGCTTGTATCTCGCGACGGCCGAACTAAACGCGGAACGGATTCTCTCGACCGTAGCCTCGGAGCCTCCTCCTTCGGACTTACCTAACTGCCAATCGCTTGCGAGGACTAGGAAGACTCCCTTCGGAGTATCTACCGGAATCGTCTTCGACGGAATCTTCTTCTCCGCTAACTTACAGAGCGCGTCGATATCCGCGTGGTCTGCGAAGTTCGTCCGAGGCTTAATCGTCGCTCGGTAATACTTCATCCGGACTGACTCTCCGTTAAGCATTGAGTCCCACGCGCGAATCTGTAGCGAACCGTCTACGACTTCGGTTCGACTCGGGTCGAGTCCCCAATCGGAGATAAGTTGCTCCCAGATAGCGTCGTCGGGTTCCGACGCGAGTGGCCCGGTAGTTATCGTTCCCTTACTTCCGTCCCATTGTAAAGACGGTTCCCAACCGCTCGGATGGTCGGAAGAGTGTCGACGCTTGCGCTCGAAGTCGCTTAGGTCAACCACGACAGGTACACGTCCTATTGCGGTGACGGTATATCGAGTCTTGACTTATCTGATACTTATCCGATAGTCGCTCGTTAGCCCATCGAAGGATAACGCTCGTAGTAATCGACGGCTCATCTAATGCGGCCTCGAACTTCTCGCGCTCGTTCTCTCCTAGCGTCTCCGCCTTCTTTGCTACGACGCACTTGCGATTTGCGGCCTCGTAGAACTCCGTTAAGTCAACAGTCATATATTCTCCTCTGGTACTGCCTCCGTTATCCACAGCATAACCGGCAAGCGGTCGAGAGTCAACTATTGAATAGCAGTAATAGAGACGATTACGGTTCCCTCTGCGACAACGGCAGTCTTCGTAGTATCGAGTCCGGAAGAGGGATAGCAACCCCAGACGTAGTTCCAAGTCCCGGCAAGGCCGGTCGTGCTTATATCCGCGTGGAATAATCCGGTTCCGTCATTAACGATTACCCCGGAGGTATCTCCGCTCGGGTTAGTCCAAGTATGAGTAACCGAGGTCTGTCCCTGAATCTGGTATGAGAAGTAAACGGTATCGGGATTAACGGCCGTCCCGGATAACGACGTGAACGGTTCGGTCGTATAGAACCTAACGGTCGTTCCTTCGGTGATGTTATATGCCACGATTAAGCCTTCACTAGAATCTCGACGCTCGTCCCGAGAGTAGCGGTCGTCGTATCTCCGCTAACAGATGATACCGCAACCGAAGTACGGACGGAAGGTACGGTCGTGTCGACCGATAACGTCGGACTCTTTACCGACGTACCGACGCGCGCGGACTTAGTCCCTACAGATACAGAGCCGGGAGCGGAGACGAAAACAACTAGACCAATAGCAGAAGACGTAAACGAACTAGCGGTAGAACCGGTTCCCGAGTAAACGAATGTGACGGTTCCTATTGCGTTTGACGAGAACTCTTCGCTTAACGCTCCTAGAGCGTACGCAACTACTTGCCCGATAGCGGAAGAAGAGAACTCGAACGAGGAGCGCGCGGTTCCGGGTTCGTCAACTAATCCTGACGCGCTCGAAGAGAAGGTCGACGACGACGAGCCGGTTCCCGGATAGACGACGACTACGGTTCCGGCTCCCGAGGACGCAAACGAAGACGTAGAGGTTCCGGTAGCGGAGACGCTTACGGTTCCGGTAGATGACGAACTGAACGAAGAAGACGACGAGCCGGTAGCAGGTACGGATACGGTTCCGGTCGCCGTCGCGGAGAACGAGGACGACGTTGCTCCGGTTGCGTTAGTCGTAACGATTGCGGTTCCGCTCGACGAGAACGTCGAGGAGGTCGTTCCGGTTCCCGAGATAGCGGATAACGGATTAAGAACGAACGCTATCGCTCCGTTAAGAACCTGCGTAGGAGACGAGCGCGGAGTTGTATACGTAACGCTCGTCTGCGTCGACGGTGCTACTAGATAGTCGATAACCGGAATACGAAAAGAGCCGAAGGAGGTCGCGAGGGTATCTGCCGTACCGTTCCACGTTCCGGTAGTCGTCGAGTAAGTGTAAGCACTAACCGCGCCAAGTAATAACTGACCTGCGGTATAGGAGACGGTCGTCGACGCGCTCGAGTTATTGGTCGTCGTAAAGATAATCGGACTGTTAGACGCGATAGCGGAAGAAGTCGCAACTCCGCTAAAGACCGCTACCGCGTAACCTCCGGTAGTCGAAGGAGGAGTTCCCGAGCGTGTGATATTGCTTACTCCGGCAGAGCAGTTGGTAATAATCCAGACTGCATAACCGATTGAGGTAGAACTGTTTAAGGCGTAAGACGTGACCGTACCGCCGTGACCTGTCCAAGTTACGTTCGTGTTATTAGGAAGAGTCGAACTTCCGTTAGACCAGTTGGCAACCGTTGTCGAAACGACTACGACGATTGTGTCGCCAGCACTTGTAGTTCCGACCGGAAGGCTTGTCGCCGTCGCGGTCGTACCGTTCGTATATTTAAGAGTGATAGCCATTAGTTAGGCCACCTATTCGTCTTCGGGAAGAATAACCGTTCCCTCGGCCTGTGCCGAGAACTCGAGGTCGTCGCCCATTAGGAGAGTGTGTTAGTTACAGCACCGATAGCGAACGCGACGGTCGAGCCAGCAGGGATAGAACCGCTAAGCCCAGAGGTCGCTCCTCCGCAGAGATAGGTTCCGCCGGTAGACGCGGTAAAGATTCCGAAGTAAGGAACGCCTGACGCTTCGAGCGGCATAGACGTAAAGTTCTGCGCGTTAGTCGAGGCCTGCGAACCTGCCGACGCGGAGCCGAACGTAATCGCTTGACGAGCGTACGAGCCTCCTGTTACTTCACCTGACGCTCCGGTAGTTCCCGGGTCGCTTGTAAAGAGCGCAAGGTAGTACGTAGTCGAAGGGACGTACATAGCGTTAAGTGCGGCATTTGCTTGTGCGGTAGTTAGACGTGCCATAAGGCTCCTATGTTAGCGGTTAGAACTCTTCATCATTGTAGAACCGGGACTCGATAACGTCGAGCCGGTCGAGAATCTCTTTAACGCGCTCGAGCGTGTCCTCGTCGATAGCGGTCGTCTCCGAGTGAGCCTTAGCGTCCGCCTTCTCGTATTTACGAATCTCGCGGATAACCATCGCGTCGCGTCGCGTCTGACTAAACATAGCGATTCCGACTGTATTCTCGATAACGATTGCTAAATACGAGGCCGATAGATTCCACCAGAGGAGGACAGTCGGATTACCGAAGAGCCAACAAGCGTAGGTAACTATCGAGAAGACGATTAGGAATGTCCAGCGACGGATTACGCCCTGAATCTTCCAAGAGATGTGTTCACCGCGCGTTAACTCGTCCCCGGTGTGAGGGTCGCGGTAACGCTTAATCTTCTTCCCGGAGTCCTTCGTGGAATCCAAGGTGTCTACTTTGTTCGAGCGAGAGAGTCTCAATGTTCTTATCTATTCGGTTAAATGATTCGTGTAGGTACTTAAGTTCTGATTCGATAGCGTCGAGCCGGGTATCTCGTTTACGCGACTTAGTTAAGACGCGGTGTACGAACTGATAGGTTCCGAGAACCGCTCCGAGTACGACGACGACGGCTTCCGCGAGAACCCAGAATCCCGACGTGAAGATAGCCATTAGGCCTTCTTGGGAGTCTTAGGTGTCTTAGTACCGGAGACGGCCGCAGGAGCCGTTATAGGGGCTTTAGGAGCCTCTGTAGTGAACGTGGGGACGTGAACCGGAAGGACGCTCATCGTAGGGAATCGGAGGAACGTCTGTGGCTCTCGTCCGTCGTGTCCAAATCCTCGAGCCGGAGCCTTCGGAGCGTTAACCCAGACGTAGGAGGGGTCGCCTTGCTGACCGTGACTAATCGTAAGAATGTCGGCTCCGTCGACCTCGACTACGAGCGCGGTGTGCCAGCCGGTTCCGGGACCATATACGACAACGTCGCCGGGAATAACGTCCTTCGCCTGAATGTGCTTACCGGTCGAGAGAAGGGTTCCGGTGTAGCCTTCGTGGTCGTAGTGACGGCCGTTCGGGTCGGGTGCGCCAGCGAAGTTGTAGCAGAGCGTTACGAACGCGGAGCAGTCTGCGGTAATCGGGAGAACGTTCGCGTGACCGATATCGGCCATACGTTGCGCTCCTTCGGTATAGGTGAACTTAGCGCGATTTGCGACTCCCCACTTAGCCCACTCGACGATAATGTTACGAACGTCGACGCTCGCGTGAATAGGTTGAGTAACTGTCACGTTGATTCCTTTGCTCGGCACTTACTTCTATTGTACCGACGTGACGTTGTCTTCGCTTAGGACTAGATACTTCCGTTAGAAGTTCCGAGGTACTCAATCTGTACGAACGTTCCTGTCGTGAAGGCAGGTGTCGTAGAGCCGTTTAGCGTAGTAATCGTTGCGGAGGTTCCGATAGAGAAGACCATAGAGGTCGGGTACGCGCCGGTCGTACCGTTCTTCGAGAACGTCCAGATGAATGAGGACGACGAGCCTTGATTCTGTGTGGAAGAACCTGTAGTACGAGGAGTCGCGAACGTCGCGTTATTAGCGGTCGCCCCGCCGGAGGTCGTACATATCATATTGAACGACGGAGGCGATGACTGCGAGCCCATTGTCGCAAACATCGTTACGCGATAGAGACCGTCTAGAGGAACGGTGAACGTTCCCGACGAGAGCGTTATAACTCCGGCAGGTGACGCAGGAGAGTTAGAGACGGTGGAGGTTGACGAGTTGAAGATTGTTGTCGCGGTCGCAACCGAAGAGAGGTTTGCGTTTAGGTACGCCATCATCCACGGCTTGGCGTAGAGAAGAGATAGGTTGTTAACCCAGTTGTTAACTACGGTCGACGTTAGAACTTCTCCAGAGTTAAGTTGCTGTGGCGTAATCCAACCGCTAAGGCCTGTAGGCGTATGTGGCATTATTGCTCCTTATAGAACTGCGTTGTTATTACCCGAACCGGAGGCCGGGTCTACCTTGCCGTATGTCGGGTCGTCTAGTACCAAGAAATAATAACCGGCCTGTGCGAATCTTTGCGGATAAGGGTCGAGCGTATATGACGTGTGCCAAGTTCCCGGGTCTGCCTTAAAGTCGTGAGAGACGTGTTCGATAACCATTCGTTGACTTATCGCTCCGTCCATAGGGAGTCCGGGAGCGTATGCGGCAAAGGCAAGTCCGGTCTGTCCCGAGGCCGTCGACGCGCTTGAGGCTCTGTAAACGTTAGAGCCGATTACGACATATATAGCGAGTCCGGTCGCTCCCGAAGGGGGAGTTCCGGTGTACGTAATCTTTACGCCTTGATTCGCTGTCGAGTTCGTAACGTAACCGGCCGCAAGAGGAGCGGTCTCTCCGGTAGGAGCGGTAAACGTTAGATAGACCGGAGAGACGTTAGTAGCCGGGACTCCCGAACCGGTCGTATCATTCGACGCGGTCGCGGTTACTCCGGTAATCGGCGCGCCCCACGCTCCGGGCTGATTACGAACGAAGAGAACCGTATCGTTAAGGTACGTCGTCGTAAGGCCAACTGAACCGTTTAACATCATTGGAAGTTGCGCTCCCTGATTAGTCTCCGCTAATAACTCAACGTTCTGTACGCGCGGAATCGGAGAGCCGTAAAGGTTGCCGAGGAATACCGCCGACTGATACGCCGCATCGTTCGTTAGGTGAACCGTCGAGCCTTTAGTAAGCGACGTATAACCGTAGATAGATTCGTTTGCGACGTTCTCATAAACTTGCTCTACTCCGTTCTGCGGAGTTATCTTTACGTTCGTCCAGAGGTCTGCGTCGTCGCGAGCGATAGATAGAGAAGACGGATTGTAATAAGACGCGCCCGACGTTACTTGGTCTGTCCATACGTAGTAACCGGTAGGAGTTGCGACGCGTTGCGTGTTATAAATATCTCCTTGCGAGTCGAACTCGAACGTTCCGTCTGGCCCCTGAAAGAACGCTCCGATATCTGTATCGGTTACTTGCTGAATCAGGTCGAGAGCGGTCGAGCCGGTCGCGCTTGACTGTAGTCCCTGAACTAAGAACGAACCATTCGTAATATTCCCGACGGTTCCTCCCGAGATAGTAAGAGTCCCGGTCGACGCAAACGTAAACGTCGTCGAAGATGGAATCGACGCGACGGTAGCGAATCCGTTGTAGTAAGACGCGCCGGAAGTAGTTCCTCCGGTCGCGAGTCCGGGACTAGACGTAACGGAGAGAACGAACGTCCACTTCGTAGAGGTAACGGACTGAACTACCCAAGTTCCGTTATAGGACGTAACGCTAGAACCGCTAATCGTTACCGGAGTTCCGACTGCGTAGCCGTGTGCCGCAGTCATAGTTACGGTCGCGGTTCCGACTACCGGTTGAGCCGTTCCTCCGGTTCCGGTTCCGGTTGAGCCACCTGTAACGACGAACTGCGTCGAACTTACGGAGTAAACGGTAAACGTTCCGTTTAAGAAACTTTGAGAGTTACCGGTAACTGTAACTTGCTGACCGACTGTTAAATAACTCGACGCGTTAGGAGCGGTATAGGTGTAGTAGCCACCTCCTCCGACTGCTGACGTGATAGAGAATGAGGAGCCTTCTGCTAAATAGCCCCAAGTGATGTTCGCGATACTTCCCGAGTAAGTCTGTCCGTAGATAAGTACGCGCTGGCCTACAGACCAAGGAACGGAACTAACGGTCGCGGTCGCGGTCGAACCGGTTCCCGAGATATTCGTTATCGCAGTCGACGCGTTATAAGCGTTGTCGTTTACTTCGTATAAAGAGGTAGGGACTAGCGCACCGTTCGTAATCGTTCCCCAGCCAGCAAGAATAAGAATCTCCGCGATTCGGTCTCCCGATAGAGCGGTCTGCGACAACATCTTCCCGGCTACCCAACGATTAAGTATGTTCGGATTATTAGAAGTCTGCGTAGCATTACCGATGACTACGTGATTTATATAAGCGGATAGACCGCCTACCGTAAGCGTATTCGCAATCGCTCCGATAGATAGAGGAAGAGTACCGGCTCCGGAACCTATAAGCGTGTACGTACCGTCGCAGTAAAGGTAGAAGTAGGTCGTTCCTCCGCTCGTATAAGAAGAGAATCCAATGTGATGCCACAGACCGTCGGAGACGACGATACCGGAGTGGTATACGGCGGCATTCGCTACTTGAGCCGCAACGACGAGTTCGCCAGAGGTCGCGACGTAGACGTTCCACGTCTGACTATTCCAAGACGCGCTAACTATTGACTGACCGTTAGTTTGCGCTCCGATAAACCAGAAGTCAATCGAACCTCCCGAGGCCGAAGTCTGCGTATTACCGAACGGTTGGAAAGACGCGACGTTACTTGCGGTTCCTCCGTTAGTTAAGTCGAGACAAGTGTCGTTCGAGTAAAGGAGAACTCCGCGTTGAGTGTTATTAGTCGCTCCGATAATGCTTCCGGTATTGCCGTTAAGAACGTCGGTCGCGCCGGTTCTACCGAGCGTGTAGTAGTTCTGGTCGTAAGTATTAGTAACGAACTGCGAGTAGAAGTTCGGACGAGCCATATATTGGAGCGATAAAAACTGTGTATAGTCCGACGCAGTAATGACCATATCTTGATTAAGCGCGTCGATAACTCGTTCGTCCGCAGACTGAATAACTCCGAGGAAGATAGGGTAAGCGATTGCCGCAGTCGCGGTCGAGGTAGTTCCGGTATAGGAAGAGGAGACCGTAAACTGCGTCGACGTTGCGGACGCTACGGTAAAGACTCCGTTAAAGGCCGCAGTTGTCGCTCCACTTACGATTACTTGCTGTCCTGCCGAGTAGGTATTAGCGCAGGTATAAGTAACAACGGAGCCGTTACCCGAGATAGCGGTTACGTTTAGTTGAGGCCACCCGGCAAGGATTCTGATAGGAGCGCGAGTCTGTAGCGTTGCTCCGGTTCCGTTAGTCGTACCGTTAATAAAGAACCCGGTTCTATTGTCGAGTGTCATAGTTAACGTCGACGATTCGATACGGTCGAGGTAGTGCTGACGACCGGCGCTGGTCTGGAAGTCGATTACGTACTTGCTAATGTCCGTCCAAGTTTGCGTCTGCGAGTAGATACTCGAGGAAGTAAACGCAACCTGAACCGCGAGAAGGGGAATAGAGGGAACGTTCATTGAATCGTTCCTCCCCACTTACCGAAGAGCGTCTTCTTATTACGAACGTCTTTAAGCATCTGGTCTCGTACGGCCTTAGATACTGCCGTAATAAACGCTTGGTCTTTAACTAAACGTGACGCGAGAACCTCGAGGTCTATCTGAATATCTATGTTCTGATTATTAAAGACCGCCATTATTTAACCGTAACCGTAACCGAGTAGTTACCCTTCTGGTCTTGCTTGGCGAAGTTCTGTAGAGCCTTCGCGAACTCGGTCGAAGAAATCGAGACGTTGTTCTTTTGAGCCCACGACTGAAGTGCCGCGTCCTGTGCCTTCGTAATCATCCCGGAGACTCCTCCAAACTGATAACCATCAGAAATGTATCCTCCATAGGTCATCTCGATTAACTGATTCACTCCGGTTCCCTTAGTAGGAGTGTTCCCAGACGTGTAGGTTCCCGGAAGGTCATTGAGTTTAGGAAGTGCCTTTGCGAAGGGGTCGAGAATGGTCTTCTTAGTTAGGTACAGTTCTCCGGCCAGAGCCAATAATGCGGCCGCACCTCCGACCATCGCGAACTTACCGTCCTTCTCAATAGTAGGAAGAACTCCGCCTCCGCTCTTACCTAGTAGCGCGTCGGTATTCTCCTGTAGAGCGGTCGTGTTCATTTGCGTTGCGATTAACTGCTTCGTCGAGTTAAAGAGAGAGATTGCCCCCTTAATGAAGTTGTATAACTTAAGGCCGACCGCTCCGATAAATGCGGCTCCGAGAACGTCGCCAATCATCTTCATATCGCCGGGGTTCTTCATCCAGCCGTTTACTTCTTTAAGGACGTTCGTAACCGCCGGAAGAATCTTGTCTCCGATAGTAATAAGCGTGTCCTCGAACTGCGTCTTAAAGTTCGCCATCGCTCCGCCGGTCGTATTAAGCCAGACGTTAAACGCGTTAGCGGTCGCGCCTCCGGCTCCGGTTCCGAGAATCTTATTAACCTGCGGAAGAACTTGGATAATGCTCTGTGCCGCTCGTCCTCCTGCGGCTCCGAAGACTTGATTAAGGAACTGAATCTCTCCTGCGGCTCGTTGCGTCTTAGTCGCGTTCTTCTCCCACGCACTATTAATGTCGTTAAGGACGGTAATGAATCCGCCGGGCTTACGAACGTCTGACGCGAGTTGCGCTTGATTAAGTCCTAGTTGCTTAAACGCGATAGAAGAGTTAGACGACTTACCCTTGATATTCGTCATCGGCTTATCGAGAGCCGCAAGAGCGGTTGCGATTCCCTGCGTAGCCTTCGTACCGGTTACGTTAACGTCCGCGAATCCTCCGAGTAGCGCGGTAGCGGTCTTAATGTCGATTCCGTACGACGCGAAGATAGATAGCGTACGTCCGCTAAGCGTGTCGGTAAGTTGCGTTGCGGTAATACGAGAGTTCTTTACTGCGTTAGTAAAGATATCCATTGTCTGCGTAAGGTTCTTCGTCCCGGCCATATGTGCGGCCTGAACTCCGAGAGCGGCAGTTAGAGTCTGATTAAGGTCGACGTTCTGCGTCTTCGCGAACTCTGCGGCTGACGCGACTCCCTGTTGCGCGTCCTTAACCGAGAGACCTGCCTTCGCGGTAAGGGTAAACGCGTTAGCGATATCGACGGCCGAAGTAGCCGTTGCGCGCGATACGTCGAGTGCGGCCTTCTTTAGTTCCTCGACTTGTCCTGCCGTGTAGTTCGACTGAAGACCAATCTTGTCGAGTGCTTCGTTATAGTCGTAGGCCATCTTCGTTGCGGCAACTGCGAGTCCTGCGGCTCCGGCGAGAATGCCGGTCGCCATCTTCTGACCGTAAACGCTGAACCGTTGCGACATAGTCGCACCCTTAGCGTTCATCTCCTCCATACCGTGAAGGACTTCGTTCTTTGCGAAGTTAAACTCCCTCGCTGACGCGATGAGTTCGATAAGAACCGGAGGTAGGAATGAGTTCATTAGCGGAGCACCTCTTCTAGTTCTCTACGGTATAAGGCCTCGAGTTTAGGCTTGGCGCGGTTAAAGCCGGGAGCAAGGTAGGGGAACTTGCGCGTCATCTGGTGGCCGGGACCAGCACCGCCGGAGTATCCGAGTTCGACGCGTCGACCGTAGACGACAGTTGGACCAACGCTTGCGGAGAATCGACCGGCTCCTGTAGCGCGAGCCTTAGTCGTGTTAATCGAGTTACGAAGATTACCGGTTCGCTGTGTAGGTCGAGGAAGTCGTGCCGGGAGTTTATCCGGAGGATTGAATCCCTGCTTCGCTTCGTTCGCGACGAGAATCGTTCCCTTCTCGACGACGCGCTTCATAGCCTCGTCGAAACTAAACGCGAGACGGTTAAGAGCCTGTGCGGTCTCCTTCGTTCCCTTAATCTCAACGCGCGCGTTAACCATTCTCTACCTTTTTGACGACTCCATCTATTGTAAGCAACCAGTCGACGACTTCGCTTGGCTGTGCTAGATAGTCTTCGTGTGAGCCACCGAAGGTACTACGGAACCGATACTCCCGATAGTAGGAATATACTTCCGCGTCGAGTTCCGCGTCTTTACCTCGAAGTATGGCCTCTAGTCGGCCGATTCTCCGATAACCGCTAAAGGGTCTATCGCTCCGTCAGGAGAGAAGTCGACGACGACGTTGTTATATTCGTCTAAGCAAGCCTTTGCGAGTGCGTCGAATATTAACTTTGGTAGGTCGAGTACGGAAGATGACGTAGGCAGTTCTCCGAGAGACCACGAACGTACCATCTGTACGATAAGCGTCGCCTCGAATCCGTTAACCGCGTCTTGCTCTTCGGTCGTAATCTCGTTCCACTTACTCCACGTCGTCGGGTCGTTCTCGTCGAATCCAAGAGACACGAGTTTAGACGCGGTCGCTCCGGCAATCATCATTGAGCGAGCAACCTCTCGAGACGCGCGCTCTGATAACTCCGAACGTGACGCGATAATCGCGGACGCTCCGTTAGGTAGTGATACTGCTGGCATTGTTCTCCCCTTTACTTATTAGTTAAACGCGGTTGCGGTTCCGTTAACAATGGTAGCGGTTATTGGCGAGTAGCCGGTCGTAGCGTCGGTCGTGTTCGCGTTAGCGGTGAAGGTGACTTCTACTTCCGTAAACTCTTTGCCACGAAGACGCTTAACGTCTTGGAACTGAACGCTCGACATCTGGAACTTAACCGAGTGATTAATGGAGTTCGTAATGTCGTTAGGGTCAGTAAGAGTAATAACGAGAGCCTGTGGTGAGCGCGTAAGAGCGGTCGCGCTAGTTCCGGTACTGAATACGTCCGAGGTCGAGTTAACTACTGCGGTGAACTTACCGGTTACGTCGATTGGACCGGCGAAGTTATAAAGAGGAGCCTGCGTACCCATAGTGAAGATAGGTTGCGTCTTACGGTCAATCTTTAGTTCGCCCGACTGAATATTCGTGTAGGTAGTTCCGGCGATAGTAATCGACGTGTCCCACGCAGGAATCATATGTTCGTTCGAGATAGAGAGCGAAGTAAACGGAGCCGGAGCGGAGGTGTAAGAGGTAAACGGATTAGCAAAGAACTTAACGGTCGCGTCTGCGGCTGTATCTGCTCCGAAGGTAATCGAGATATCTCCGGCCTGTGAACCGGTAGTCGTGTAGTAGTTCGCGCCGTCGAAGTCGAGTATCGAATACGAAGGTGGCTGTGAACCTACAGCGACGTTGTTAAGCAAAGGAATCGAGTGGCTCTGGCTTGCGCCGGTAGCGGTAACGGTGTCGGTTCCTCCGAGGATAGAGGCCATAAGGACTCCGAAGGTATCGGCAAACAAGTACGTCTTAAAGTCAAACTCGTCGTGTCGTACACCCTGAACTTGGTCATAGACCATAACCGGGGAACCGCGAAGAGACTCGTCGCGAATGAATCGCTGTGTAGGCGTAATCTGCGGAGTCGTAACCGGGATGTAGTACGGAGTACCTGACGCTGGGAGAGTTCCTCGGGTCGCTTCTTTGATAAGCCCGAGGTAACTATTTGCGGAGAGATAAGCGTTAGCCATTTAGAGTCCTTAGTTGCTTGATGTTGCGTCTGCGGCCGGAGCCGAAGTCTTCGTCGATGATACAGCACTCCAACGTCCGTCCGCAGGGTCAGCGTCGAGGTCGTAGACAGTACCCGGTTCGGCAACGAGTACCGCTCCGTTAACGACGATATTTGGATAGACGCGCTCCTCGTCTCCGGTGTAAGTGAACTTTGCCATTGGAATCCTTAAGCGTTAATAATCTCTATGACGGTTACTCGAACGGAAGAGTAGACCTGCGTCACGCTTCCCATACCGTTTAACTGTCTCGGGTAATACGATGTTACCTCAATATCGCTTCCGCCGTTAGTCGAACCTTCTCCCCATTGGAAGATAGTTCCGTCAGTTGTACCGGCGTTACGGTCTGCGCGAATCGCAGAGACGAGCGAATCGAGGAATGCTTCGTTATCCGCTCCTGCGTCTTCCGACTTCTTCTTCGTAGAGCGTAAGAAACAGTCGAGGACGACTTCGTAGGTAACTTCCTTCTTACCGCTATGCGCTCCTCCGAGAGCGATACGAGACTCGCGTTCGGACGCGAAGTAAAGGTAAAGAATCGCTCCGGAGTCGACACCTTTAGGCGCGCCCGGGTCTTCGGAATAGAACTCCATCTCGGGAGTGAACTTCGCCGGGAACGGCTTAACGGTCGATAGGAACTCGACGTTCGCGTTCTCGAGATACGAGGCGATAGCGGAGCGAACTTTAGCGCGAGACACTAAGCGCGTCCCCAGATAGCGCGGTATGCGTCGAGTAAGTCGTAACCTTGTATCTCGTCTTCGGCAGATGACTCGACTCGAGACGTAACCGCAGTTGGCTCTCCTATCTCGTTAAGAACTAATCCGCCTTGACCGCGTTGCTTAATCATCGCGACTACGAAGTGGATAACCGCTTGCTTAACTTCCGCAGGAAGAGCGGAGACGTTAACTCCCTTACCGTGCTTAAACGAGAGCGGAGTAGTAAATACAATCGTGTTACTTCCCGGAACGTACGAAGAGTCGACCTGACGATACTCGTCGTTCATACCGTCCCAGATAGTAAGACTCATACCGGGATAGATTCCGGTCGGGTCGAGAACCGTAATGCTCGTCGCTCCGGCCGCACTTGTAGCGGTCGTAAAGGAGTTAGCCCAGCCGTTGGTGTATGAATACGCGACGAAGAGTTGCGCGTTAGGAGCCCAGTTACCACCGGCGATACTTAGTGGTCCGGTAGTAAGCCCGATACTCGACGCGTAAGTAACGATGAACTCGTTACGTTCGATAGAAGTGTTATCTGCGGTAAGCGTAACCGGCTGTAATCCGACTCCGGGGCCATAGCCGCAAGAGAAGGAGTTAACCGCGATAATCGGAGAGAAGTGAGGGTTAACGATTATCTGTCCGTAGCGGTTCGGACGGTATCGACCGTTCTCCGTATTAACCGACGCGTTAAGAGTTCCGTACTGTCCCATTGTGTAGACATCTGCCTTCGAGGAGGCTCGAACGATTACCTCCGAGAGCGCGCGGTCTTGTACCGCTTGCGTAGCGTTCTCGATAAGGTTCGTAAAGTCGATTGCCGACGCGGTAGCGGAGAACTTAACCTCGTCTAAAGAGACGTACGGTTCGACTCGACCTGCGGCTTGATTGTACGAGGCTACAACAGACATTATTCTTCTTCCGGAGTTAGGTTCGTAGAGCCACACTTACCGCACTTATTACGGAAGACGGATACGAAACCGCACTCGCAACGATAGCCTCTTGCGGATTGGAACGTCGTCCCGGCTACCGCGAAGTCTCCGCTCTTCTTTAGAATCGACGCGTCGTTCCCGGAGACGTTAAACGTTCCGTCCTTCGAGCGGTTGATTACTTTGCCGTTAACCTCGACTTGCTTAAGTCCTCGGTCGCTTCCGACTAATCGCATATGTGTTCTCTCCTTGTAAATAGAAGAGGACGGTTCGCAGGTCAGGGGAGCAAACCTACGAACCGTCCTCCGGTGCTAGTCCTTTAAGGTACTAGCGAGTGGACACCAACTTAGTTGTTGATGTTGGTGATAGCGGCTGACCAAGCAGGAGCGCGGAATGCGAGCGTACCGTATTGGTAAGTCGACAAGTCCCACGACAACTGAATCTGTGGCCATTCGAGGACAATCATATCCTGAACGTTTACAGCCTGAACGGTCTCGCTTACGCCCGAGTCAGGGAACGGCAACGACTTGGAGTGAACCAAAGCGACACCGGCTGGCATATAAGGGTGAGCAACAACGTCGACCATCTTGCCGGTCGACTCGTTCTGGATTGCGGTTACGACTGAACCGATAGTGATTCCGTCGGAGCCGGTCTGGTAGTTCAGACGGTAGCCGGTAGGAGTACCTTCCTGCTGAATCGAACGAGCAAGCGCGCGACGAATCGACGCGGTCGTAAGAATCATATCTGGGTCAGCGATTACGTTCGAGTAAAGGCTGGCGAAGACGTTCTGGAAGTCCGCACCGGGTTCGCTCAATGAGAGTGCCGCGTTAAGAGCGGTAGTCGCAGGTGAGTTAGTAGCGTTCGAGAACGTACTAATGAAACCGTCGTAACCAAGTGAGTTACCTGAACCGTTGTCGGCTGAAGTCGAAGGCAGAGCAGACACAACGACGAAGGTCGAAGGACTTACTGCGCCGGTCGAGAGAACGGTAGTTCCCTTGTAGAAGACGCTTGAAACGGTTACGTAGGTGTTAATAGCCAACGTACCTGAAGGAACGCCGACGAGTGAGTTCAGTTTTACACCCTGACCGGCGGTTGCGTTAGTAACGCTTCCGGCGGAGAAGGCCTGTGACTCACCAGCAGATGAACTGAAGGTAACGATTACGGCAGATGAAGAGGTCGCAGGCAGACCGGTTCCGCTAACAGTCGTGTCGTTAGCCGCAGTTGCCGAGGCACCCGAGATAGACAAGACGGTCGAACGGCCGTTAAGCATATTGCGCTCTTCGCCCAACATATGCGCCCAGATTGCTGACGTGTGGCTCAACTGACGAAGGTCTGTGTAACCCTGACCAGCGAACTGCGCGGTGAGGTCGACTTGGTCGGACACACCCTGATTAACGTGCGACAGGACAATCTTGTCTGCGGCGTAACTAATCTTCGCAGGACGGTTCAGAGAGACGGAACCGAAGGTTGCGGTCGCGCCGGTTGGGTTGAAGAACGTGTTGAGGTTCGCAACGCCACCGGTGTTTGAGTTAGAGACACCGAGGATTCGACGGAACTCGTAAGCCTGACCGATTCCACCGATACGGCTGGTCGAGTTACGCAAGATGAACGAGCGAGGTACGAGCAGGGCAAGGGCAGGGTCGAGGTCGTAAGGTACGAGACCGGTAACGCCTGAAGTGCTGTTGTTAAGTGGGTTAGTCAGAGTCCATTCGGAGCCAGCCTTAGTTACGTCCTGAACTCGGTCGAGTGCGGAAGTAATGTCGGCCACCTGCTCGGCGGTCATTGACTTGTTAAGTACGTCGCGGAGTTCACCGATACGGTCACTTACGCTTGCGCTCTTAACAATGGACTGTCCGTTAAAGGTTGCGGAACCTTGACGGAATGACTGAAGGCTACGTGCCTGCGCTCCGGAGAGTGCGGCCTTGTAAGCCTCGAAACGGTCGAGACGTTGTTCGGCAGGAAGTCCGCCGAATAGTTCGTCAACCTGTGGAGTGGCGAATGCCATTTTGATTCCTTTAGGTAGTAGGGGTTAGGGGTTAACCGCGAAGAATACGCTTGGCGTCGGCTTCGGCTTCGATTGCCTTAGCCATATAGCCGTTCTTCAACGACGGTTCGGTTACTTGCTCGGACAGCGCGCGGAATCGTGCGGCCTCTGCTTGTAAACGTTCAGCGTCGGCCGACTTAGCGGTCTGCGCTTGTGTTGCCCGGAGGACTGGTCCGCCCGGCGTTGCCATCTCGCGAATCTCGTCGAGTTCGGACTTCAGCGCGGTAACGCTCTTCTCCGTCTCGGCAATAATCGCCTTGTAGGTGGCAATCTCTTCGTCTACGCCTAGAGCCTTCCGAATCTCTACGCGCAGTTCGTTCTTAATCTCGTCGGTCGCGTCCTCGAGGGTCGCGCTCTTAATCAGGTCGGCAGATACGCCTAGTCCGATATAAGCCATTGAGTCATCTCCTTGTTGTTCGACTTCGCTCTCTGCGAAGGGTTCGACTGTCTCGTTCTCGTCTGCTTCTCCATCCCACCAGCAGAGGAATAAGTCGAGAGCCATTAGAAGACGAGTGATGTCGTTAGTCTCGTTATCTTCCCCTGCGGCCATCTCGTCGAGTTCGGCCTTAATGAGTTCGATAAGAGAAGTACGAACCGCGTTAAGCGTCTTAGGGTCGTGTTCCATCTTCTCTACGTCGGATTCGGTAAGCGACTTAAGAGCGTCGGCAATAGCCGGAATGCGACTCTCCTTCTTCTCGACTTCACCTTCGACGGCCTTACCGTCTTCGCGGTGTTCAGTCTCGTTAACTCCCTGAATCTGCGCTGGCATATCGGGAGCGTGTCCGGAACCGTCGCAGACTGCGCAAGGCTCGTTCGTGTCGACCATCGCACCGAGACCGTTACAAGCCGGGCAAAGTTTGACGGCAGGGTAAGGGTCTTCTCCGTCCTTGTGCGACGCGTCTTCGTTAACGATTACGTCTTGTTGCATAACCGTTGGTCCGTGTCCGCGTTGCGTATCGGGAATAAGTTCTTCGAGTTCGATTCCCTTCGAGACGAACTCTAACTCTCCACCTTCGACGGCCTTAGCAATCTCGACGGTAGCGGTAGGGTTCGCAGGACGGTCGACGAGCGACACCTCAACGATTTGACCGGCAACGATTCGACCGTTAGGAGCAGACTCGTCCTTAACGATTCGCGCTCCCTTGATTCCGATTGAGTAACCCTTAAGGACACCCTTCTCGACTTTAAGAGCAGTAACCGGGTCGACGACTTCGGACTTAAGCATCCAGTCGTCACCTTCGGCTGATAGTTCGATTCCGACACCTGCGGCGATGTTCGAGTGCTGTTCGCGTACGTTTGCTCCGGTCGCCATCCATTGAGGCATAGCGGTCTTTAACCAAGACTCGTCGCATATCTGTTGGTCGAGGTCGAGGTCTGGTCCCGTCGCCTTGCCGTATACGAATAGTGAACCGTCGTCGGCCTTCTTAAACGTAAGACCGTCGAATCCGACGTAAGTGATGTCGTGTGCCATTAAGTAACTCCTCTAAGACTGTTTATGAGACTACACCGAGAACGGTGCAACGGCAACCCGGGTGTCCCGGTGGAACGTCGTCTCCGATTTGGTGAGGGTTCGCTTCGTCCATCGCTTGGCAATATTCGCAAGCACCTTCGTAGATTAGCCACGTAAACTCCGTAAGTCCTGCGGCTTGGTATTGGTCTACTGCCGCAGTATTGTACGCGCGGTTCGTCTCCGTTACCGCAATAGTCATAGCCTTACTCTTCGACTCGACTACGTCCTTAATCGACGACGCGATTACCTTCGCCGGGTCTCCGTTAGTAAGTCCTTGCTTAATCGTCTCTGCGATTCGGTCGACTCCGGTCTTACCTATCTTCCGGATTCCGACCTTAAGTTCTTGGAGCGTATCTTTAAGCGCGCCTCTATCGAGTAACGAGGCCGCAAGAGGAGAACCGGGTTCCCAAGTGTTCCAATCGAAGTTAACCGCTCCCTGCGCTAACTCTCCGGCTATCGAGGCCTTCGCTCCGAGTTCCTTAATCGCGAGTGCGGTTCCGACGTAACCGGAATCCATATAGACGGATTCGAGAACTGTCTTAAGCGGAGTCTCGTCGAACTTAACGTTCTGCGCTACCGCGATTCGTGCCGCAGACTTATCCGCTTCGGGAGACTTCGTCGACGACGTTGCTTGCGCTATCGCTTCTTCGATTCCGGTGAA